TTATGGGTACTTGTAGTTGCCAGTATTTTTGGTATAAAGGGTACACAAATATTTAGAAACGGAGGAAAAAAATAATGGCAAGAAAACTAAAAAAACTTCTTAAAAAAGCAGCGCCTTTGTTGGCGATTGCTGGATTAGGAAAAGCATTCATGAATGCTAGAAATAATAGACTCAACAGTCAAACAGCTGACATGCCAAGAAGTATGGTTCCAATGAGCAAAAGAATGGTTCAAGGACTTAACTTTCCTGTAGGTACAAATCTATCTGGTTTCAACACCATGGCTAACGCCGGAATGAGAAATTTAGATGCAGCTGGAATTGACAACTTTAAATCAGGTGGAATGGTTGTTAAGACTGGAGAGAAAACAAAAAAACTTAAAAAGAAAAAATCAATCCAAGTCAGAGGATTTGGGAAAGCGAGAAGATAATGCCAAAACCAATACCAGCAGGTAAAAAGGGAAAAGGTATAAGAAAACTAAAAAAAGTAGCACCTCAAGTTGCAAAACGAATGGGCTACAAGAAAGGAATGAAGGTTAGATAATGAAAAAAGGATATCATAAAACAAAAGACGGACGTACGGTTAAAAAAGGTTTGTATTATTATATGAACAAAAGAAAAAAAGCCGGAACGAGCAGAAAAGGTACAGGAACTGTATCTGCTAAAGCATTGAAAAGATCTGCGAAGACTGCAAAGAAAACGTAGTATGAGAAAACAGGATAATATGCCTGCTAGAAACAAAAAAAACTTTAGACCTACAAAGTCTGGAGCAGGTATGACTCGAGCCGGTGTCGCTGCCTACAGAAGAAAAAATCCCGGTTCTAAACTAAAAACAGCCGTGACAGGAAAAGTGAAGCCTGGATCAAAAGCTGCTAATCGACGTAAGTCGTATTGCGCAAGAAGCGCAGGACAAATGAAAAAATTCCCTAAAGCAGCAAAAGATCCAAACTCACGTCTTCGTCAGGCAAGACGGAGATGGAAATGTTGAGAGACGCAATCATACAAGCATTAGAAGATAGATATAACGCAAAAATTTCTGAGGCAGACGCCACTATAAAAATTTATCTAGAAAGACCTGTGGGTATAGGTGAACATCCACAACATTTAGATGAGATAGATAAACTTTTACAGAATATAACTGATGCACAGGAAAAATTAAGCGAATTACAACACTTTAAATTATAATGGAACTATTTGAACATTTTATAAAAATAATAAAACAGAGAAAAGAAGACGTTAAGGAATTAATGGCCAGCGGAGCTATTGACAGTATGGAAAGATACCAGTATATGTTAGGTCAAGTAAGAACTTACGAAAGTTTATTACAGGAAATATCCACCCTGCTAAACAAAAAGGAGCAAAATGACAGTAAAGGAACAATTATCAGCATCAAAACAAAAAATAATAACACCAAATAAAAATCTTGTTGGTGTTGAACAACCAGAAAAAAAAGAGATTAACGAAGAGTCAAAACTACCTGAACCTACAGGTTGGAGAATTTTAGTTCTACCTTTTAAACAAAAAGAAAAAACGAAAGGTGGAATAATACTAGCAGATGAAACAGTTGAACGATCACAAGTAGCATCAACTTGCGGTTTAGTTTTAAAAATGGGTCCACACTGCTATGACAAAGAAAGATACCCAGAAGGCCCCTGGTGTAAAAAAGGTGATTGGATTATCTTTGCAAGATATGCCGGATCACGAATTAAAATAGATGGGGGTGAGATAAGACTTCTCAATGATGATGAAGTTTTAGC